AATTTGTTTATTATAATACCTTGAAATGTTAGATAAAATCTTGAATGCTAATTGTTCATCTGGTTTTGTTGATAATTCTAAGCTTGATGAACTTGAAGCTTTAGTGCTACCAAACATCATTCCATGAGTACCAGTTCCTGCCCAAAATTCATTTTCAGCTTGATTAACTGCATCTGATTCAGATACGGCAGATTTTTGAAAAGAAAACTCTTGCATTTCAAACGGAGACATTAAAAGTCCTACTCCATTAGCTGTATTAGATGCAACGTGGTTATAATATTTTAATGCCATATCCCATTCCATTTTAGGTGAACCGTCTTCATTACAATCAATCTTCATTGCAATAACTTTGTAATTGTCGAGAGTAGTTTTGGCTTTCTTTAAAAGTTTGTAATCATCAAGCCTTAATATATCTAAGAATATTGAACAAAATACTGGAAGGCTATGTAGTAAATCCATTTCGTCTGCTTTGACACACATACCATTACTAGGCTCATACCATCTTAACGCAGAGTTTCCTTTGATTTTTAATGTGGTATTTCCTTTATATAGCCAATAAGCATTTGTTATTTCATCTCCATATGAAGACAGCAAATATTCTTTTCCACTAAAATAAGTTAAATCCATAGAAAATACGAAAGTACCCGAATCAACTGCGGATAATGCTGAATAACTACTGTTAAAAGGAAGTACATAATAAACATCTTCAGTTTCATATGCTAGACCATAAAAAACTCCCTCCAATAATGCCATTGCCATCATTTTGGGAATTTCACTTTTTAAATCATATTTTTCAAATTGATATATAATTTTATGATAAGTATCCTTAAAAGTTTTTTTATTTATCTTTTTTGGAAGATTAGCTGGAACAACAATATAATTTAATGTTGGTAATTCTGCGTAGTAATTAATTAAGCGATAATAATGAGGGCTAGTAAAATATAAAAACTTGCTCATTGTACGAATTAATTTCTCATTTTTCTGAGGATTCTCCAACATCTTAACCACAGTTTCAATAGGATATTTTGTAAATATTACACTTTCTTTTCTGTTATTAACTAAGTCTTGAATCATTGTTTTTCTAAGATTAGCAAACATTAATTGATTAAATTGTTCTGCTTTAAACTTCTCAGTTATTTTAACTTGTTCTTCATTGTCGAGTTCCATATTAACCTCCTTTCTTTTAATTTATTTTTAATATTGACGTAATTCTGGTTGACGTGATTGAAACATTGTAGAAGGATCAAAATTGGTATTTTTAGGTTTAGTTAACATCTGTCCTCTACGCAATTGTGCTAAGTAGAAGCAAAGTAATCCAAAGACGAAGCACCTGTCATCATGCATAATATTCCTTTTATCTGGAGGAAAATCATATTTGACATTTCCTGCATTAGTATATTTGCACATTGTTATTATTTCTGTTTTCATTAAATCTATTTGTACTAATGCCATCTGTTCATCTGCTGATAAATCATATCTGATTTCATTTCCTTCATCATCAATATTTATAATATAATCTTTACCATCATAATCGACAGGAAAAGTAACAACACCCAATTTGACCATTTGTTCAGCAGCATCAAAAATTTCATTTCTATATGCTCTTGGATCAATTAACTTCATAATATCTATTGCGTCTGGAAAGCTTCTTAGTGCTGTTTCATTTGCCTTATGTTTCTTATCAATTATACCCTTATGTTCTTGACCATCTTTACCCATCCATTTATCAAGCATATAGTCAGAAACACCGCCTACCATTTGACCACCAGAACCAGAATCACATATTACTGCTTTAATATTTTCATAATCTAATTTACCTTTTTCATTTGCATTATAGTCAATTAGTAAATCTTGAAATTTTTTAACCTGATCTGGTAATCTCATTGGTGTTTTCTTTTTAGTTGCAATATCAACCAAACTAATACAATTATGTAAATTCATACACCAACCACGTTGTTCATCTTGATAAAATTCAGCAGCACCTATAATACTATTATCATTCAATCTAGCCGAATCCCAAGCGAGTCCAAAGAGTTTGTTTCCAGTATCATTATTTAATAATGGCGGTCTACGTTTTGTATATTGCATAATTTCACGTCTGGTTAATATTTGTCCTTCATGAGAATCAGCAGAAAACTTATTATACAATTCTCTTAAAGCTTTTTCACGATTATCACCCATAGCTTTGTCAACTTTATCTTGTGAAATAAGTGGATGATATACTTCACCGTTAAACTTTGCTTTCATAACTAAATCAATATTATAATTACAAACAAAATACTTTTGATCTCCCATAATTGATCGTTCAGAAAAATATTTAAACTTCTTATAAAATTCTGATGAAGTATCTGAAGCAGAAGATGCATAGAGAAGTTGGCGAGGGATTCCTTTTGGTTCAAGCATAACATCGATATTACCACCAAGTTTAAAGTTTTCATCTTGATTTACAAAGTTTTCAGCTTGAACAAATAACTCATCAGAGAACCAACCAGCCTCATCAAATCCGACCAAATTTGCGCGTTTACCTTTAATATTCGTTATGTCTGAATTTAGCGTGTTTATCTCTGAACCATTAAATAATTGACATGTAAATGATGCAGGATTATGTACAAAACCATCTGAGTTAGCACCATTTTTCTTTAATTCATTGAAAAATACATCTGTGCTACCAGTAAAGGATTCTATTTCCTTCTTCGTTATCTTCTCAACTTTTTTATACGTTTCCTTCGCTTGATCACCTGTGTTTCCTAGAAAGTAAGTTACATGAAAAGGGAAAAGCATACTTCTTAACATGGAATAAATTGCTAATTCAGTGGTCTTACCAGCATTACGAGATTTTAACCATAATACGAAATCCTTTGTCCAAGAATTATATATAGCATATTTTTGCATGTCTAATAATTCTACGCCCATAAATCTACTTGAAAATTCAATTGGATAGGCTCTACCCCATTGAATAACTTGAGAATATTTATCATACGTTTCAAGCTTTCTTTGAGAAATTTCCTTAGTGGATAGTTTATTAATAATAGTAATCGCCATTATTTTTCACCATCCAATTCCGTTTTTAGAGTTTTATTCTGTATTTTTAACAACCTTATTTCTTCTTCGAGTTTCATTATTTTTGTTTGATATTCATCAATCATCACAGATTGAGTTGCTACCATTCTTGCAAAGTCATCTTGAGTATTATTAAGTTCATCAAATAAAGCTCTAGCATTATCTCTAGCTATTTCTTGATATGAATTAGACATTTTAATATCTACAATATTAACTTTAATTTCTTCAAACCCATTTTCACTCATTTCCTTCATGATATTAGTAAGAGTATTACTTCCCTTACTACCTTTGCCACTACCTTTAGCTGAAATACCGTTGTCGTTAGCTGATAAGCTTATAGTACGAGATAATTTATCTTTTATTTCTGTTAATGATTTTATTAGAGTATTATCTGGTATTTTTTGACGAAACTCACTATTAATTAATCTATCTATATTTTCAACTTGCAAGGTAGTTTTAACTAAAGAAATTGCACTTAGCAATTTATGAGGATCTTCTATAACATCATCTGTTAAATAGTCTGATAATGTATTGAATAAAAATTTACGGTTTGCATCTGTGTAATTAGCGTCTTCAAAACAATCGTAGCCAACTGTTTGAAGGACATATGTTTTATTTTTTATATCAGAAGCTTTCCATTTTACTTCTCCTTCAAGTTGAATTTCTTGACCTGATTTTAAAGCATTTCCATCTCGTAATGCATTAACTAGAAATGTAGTAAAATTTTTTGCTTTATACTGAGTACCGTTAAGTAATTTACTATAATTTCCATATGAGAAGTTTGCATTATCTTTTACTTTTTCATATAATTCTTCAGAAAAGAAAACATCTAAATAACAACAAATAATTATCAAAGCAATTTTTTCATCTTTATATTTAGCTTTCATGTCTTCGTAAATTTCATTAGTGCAATCACAACAGATATTGCTATAAAGTTCATTTGATGTAAATAGAAGACTTGTTTTAGACATAAAGAAAAAACCTTTTGGATCATCTTTTATTTTTCCACATCTAGTACATTTATAAGTTGGAGCGGTTTCATTATT